TAAAAAATTTTCTCAGGTAAAAAACCCTCCATGAAGTTTTTATTATTATTACCTTTTAGAATAGGAAGATTTTGTATGTTTACCACCTTGGGAATTGTGGTGGTTTTCATATATAACATAGTAACATAGAAGGTATGGAAGACGTAAGTTATCACATATATGCAAAGGACAAAGTGTTATATTGCAATTTGCCCCAAGATGATTTTGAGGAGAAGTGGCAGTTGTTAAATGTAATGGTAGGACTAATTAAAACAGACTATACAGAGAAGGACTTATCATATATTAAACTTGGTCCCAAAGCAGGAGTAGGTGGTCCAGGTAGGGTTATCTACAAACATGAGTGGGAAGAAGATTCTTATTGACATATACATATAATTACTCTATAATTGAATTGAAGGTATTACACAGTTATGGCAAAAGGATTTACTGTTAAGGCAGCAGCACCCAAAGCAAAAGCACCAGATTGGGATTATGATGCTATCAAAGAAAGAATGAAAGGTAAGACAATAGTATTCTGTTTACCTGGTAGAGGATGTAGT